GGGACAGGTCGGGAAAATATATGGCAATGGATATTGGCGGGATATTTGACCAAAGAAAGATCGCTTATGCAAACCTATCGACGACAACTCATCCAAACTGGAATCCGGGCTTTTCAATGATTTACCATGGATTTCCTTATCTTTTTCATGAAGGAACTGATTTTTCATTCTGGCTTGAGAGATAAACTACTATGAGGGTTCTTAGAAGCTCAATAAAAATGAGAAATGACAGGATCGTTGTAGTTGAACAGGCAATCGTAAAACTTGAAGCATTGACAAATGAGAAGATTGGAAACATAAACAAAGAAATGGCCGAAATAAAAAGTGATATCAAAAATCTTAAAGAAAATGAGATTCTCCACCTTGGCGAAGAAATTGGAAAACTTAAAGAAGAGATTGTGAAACTTCGAATCTGGCAGGCGAAAGTGATGGGTGCTATCGGCCTTGTCTGGATTTTAATTCAGGTGGCTTTAAAAATATGGAAGTAAAATTTAGTGTCTTAATGAAATCATTGTCTATTAAAAGTCTAGTTTCTGGAGATAAAGCAGGAAGACTTCTTCTTGAGTTTAGAGTGGAAAATGATGATTTAATTTCAAAACTCAACAGAATTATGAGGGCAGATGAAGAAATAAAAATTACAATTGAAAGACCATGATAAACACAGATTTAAAAACGGAGAGAAAACATAAAAGGGGCAATCCTAATTTGCCCAAACCCGGGCCGGGCAGACCAAAAGGATTGCCAAATAAATTTACAAATTTAAAACAAGCCTTTTTAAATGTTTTTGAAAAATTGGGTGGAGAAGAAGAACTCTATGATTGGGCAAAAAAAACAGAAAAAAATAAGGCCATGTTTTATCAATGGATAACAAAAATGCTTCCTGCAAATCTTGATGTTGAGCACAGCGGCCAAATACTCCTTAAAGTATCGAATGAATATTTGCCAAGACTGGAGGAATAAATTGTGGAGATTAATCTTAATGCACTGCTCAATCCAAAGAAAAAGCATAGAGAGATATTTCAGGCAACAGAAAGAGAGCTTGTGGTTTATGGCGGGGCGAATGCGGGAAAGACTTTTTCTGTTGCCGATAAAATTCTACTTCAGCCCGCCTTTCAAGGTGTGGATCTTAAAGTTTTATGTGTGAGAAGGACCTTGGCAAGTGCAAAGAAAACTACAATGGAACTTTTTGAAAATGAAGCTGAAAAGCTTGGAGTTCCTTTTGAGCTTAAGCGCCAGGATAGTATCGCCGAATATAGCTTTGGTTCAAGGTTATATTTTGTAGGGATGAATAACAAAGAAGATATTATGCGGATTAAGGGAATGACAGATATAGATATTATTTGGGCAAATGAATTGGCTGAACTTCGGGAAGAAGACTACAAACAATTATTGCTGAAACTCCGGGGTGGTAAAGGCAAATATCACCAAATGATTTCCGACTTCAATCCTATCGGGACGAGTTCATGGATTTTCAAGCGCATGTTTAAAACAGATGATTATGCTGGCATTCGAAAAATAAGACTCACGGTGGAAGATAATCCCTGGGTAGAACGGGAATATGTCGAATATCTTGATAAGCTAAAAGAACAGGACCCAAATTATTATAAAATTTATAGACTCGGTGAATGGGGAGACATCGAGGGCGCAATCTATACAAACTGGGATATTGTCCAGAATCTCCCGACCAAAATTGATGAAATAATTTATGGCCTTGATTTTGGATTCAATAATCCTACTGCGCTTCTGAGAATTTATCTTGCAGAACAAGAATTTTGGATTGAAGAACTGCTTTATAAAACACATCTAACCAACGCTCGGCTGATTGAGGAAATGGGGACATTGGGCATAAATGCAACGGATCCAATTTATTGCGATTCGGCAGAACCGGCAAGAATAGAAGAAATAAGGCGGGCGGGATTTAATTCTCATCCCTCGGATAAAGATGTTAAGGCCGGAATAGATTTCCTAAAATCTAAGAAACTTCACATTCTTGAGGGCTCGGCGAATGCCATTGGGGAATTTACATCTGCCGCCTGGGCAAAAGATAAAGATGGGGCGTGGATGGAAATGCCCGTCAAATTTAAGGATCACTGTCCCGATGCCGCAAGGTATGCAATCTATACGCATTGTGTTCATCGAGCCGAACCTCGAGTCTGGAGAGCATGATGAGAATTCCACTGTTAGGAAAGAAGCAGAAAAACATAGAAAAAAAGAGCAATCTTGTGCAATATCAAAATGGAATTTATTTTCTTGGACTCTCTGGAATGAAAGGCCAGCAACGCCTGAAAAATTATATATCCGGCTATCTAAATGACACCGTTTATTCTTGTGTCAACCTTATTGTGCAATCTGCAGTTGCGGTCCCTTGGTTCTTATACCGCAAGCGTAAGGATTCTATCGAGGAGGTAAACACACATCCGCTTCTTAATTTTCAAGCCAGGCCTGCAATTGGAATGACTTGGCAGATGTTTCTTGAAGAGTCATTAATATTTTATTTGATTGCCGGAAATAATTACTGGAGAAAACTCATTGGATCTTTTCGCAAATATGGAGAGTTTGAAATTCTTGAACCACAATATGTAGAAATAAAAGAATCTGGCGGCGAGATTCGAAGTTATAGATACGGGAGACCTGGCGCCCAGACAATTGAATTTGCGCCAGAAGAAATTATCCATATCAAGACCTTTAATCCAAAAAATAGACTCTATGGATTATCTAAAATTGAAATCCTCGCACGTCAAATCGACATTTCAAACTTCAGCCAAGAATGGATGCTGAGCCTGCTTGAAAATATGGCATGTCCGCCTGCAGCACTTTCAACCAAGGGCTCACTAACGGAACCACAAAGAACGGCGCTTAGGGCAATGCTAAAGCAAGATTATTCTGGATATGAGAATGTAGGCAATTGGCTAATCCTTGAGGGCGACATGGATGTCAAGAAGCTTGGCCTTACACCCGGAGAACTGCAGTTTCCAATAAATGAAAAAGTTAACATGAGGAAAATATGTGCAGCATTTAAGGTAGCGCCAGAACTTTTCGGTGATTCAGAAAACAAAACCTATTCAAATATCCAGGAGGCGCGAAAGGGTTTATATCAAGAGTCGGTGATCCCATTACTTGACGTATTCAAAGCTGCAATCAATTTGAAAGTTGTTCCAGATTTCGATGATTCTGGTGAGTTATTTTTTGATTATGACGTTTCGGGAATTGACGCCCTTTCTGAAGATCTGAATGCAAAGTGGACGCGGGTATTAAATGCAAAACGGGAAGGCTTGATAACTCGAGGCGAGGCACGAGAAGAGATTAATTATGGCATGCTTCCTGGCCCTGATATTTTGACAGAACCAATCTCCTCGGTTCCTGTTCCCGTTTTGGGAAAAACCTCGAGCAAGCAAATCAAATCCACAGCTTTGATTCGCCAAAACTTCAAGGGTGGATTTTGGCAGGATGAAAAAAGGAAAGAAGCGAAATGGCATCATTTTGTGAAAACCGTTCAGTCAAGAGAACGGGCGCTTATTCCGATCGCCCAAAAATATCTTAGTCAACAAGCCTCAAGAATAAGGGCTGAAATAAAAAAAGCCCCAACCATATCGCAGTTATCGCCCTGGGCGCTAATTAATAAAAAAGATGAGGCTCAAAAATTTGCAGATGCCACGCATCGCTGGTCAGTGGATACGTTTAAGCATGGAATTTCGCGTGGTCTTGCGGCTTCAAAGGGTGAACTTTTTGAGGGCGAAGCAAAGGAAGGAATATTTACGCCAGAGCAAGAGGAGACATTGAAAAAACTAATCCTTCATAGCGGCACAAAAATTGCTGAGACGACAATGGAAGAAGTGATGGATATGCTTCGCCTGGCTGAGGACGAGAACTGGACAATCGAAGAACTGACCCAGGCAATCAATGCGAAGCTGGAGGATTTTTCCGCTGCTCGAGCGCGGCGAATTGCAAGAACAGAATCTGCGAAAATTGAGAATTATGCCGAACTTCAAGGCTATAAAAAGGCAGAATTTATTGATTACAAAGGCTGGCTAAGCGCTTTTGTTGAGAAGTCACGTCAAGCACACATGGATGCAGACCGCAGGTATTCAGATAATCCCATACCGCTAGATCAAGCCTTTGAGGTTGACAATGAGGCCTTGGATTATCCCGGAGATCCGCATGGCTCTCCTGGAAATATCATAAATTGCTTATGTGCATTATTCCCACAAGTAGGAGCGGGGGAATAATGAGGAGTGAAAAAATGGAAAATAAAATTTTTAAATTCTCGATTAAAGAACTTACCGATGACGGGAAGCTCTGGGGTTATCTTTCAACTTTTGGAAATTTGGATGCCGGAGGCGATATTGTAGATCGGGGGGCTTTCACAAAAACGCTTCAGGAAAATAACGCCTTCCCTCTTATTTGGGCCCATTCAATCGGAGATCCCAGTTTGATTGTAGGTTCATTTTCTGCAAAAGAAGATGAAGATGGTCTTTTCATTGAGGCTGAATTTTTTATGGACTTAGAGCCAGCCAAACAGGCATATAACGTTGTCAAAAAGTTATTTTTGAAAAAGGTAAAAATAGGATTATCGATGGGCTATAAGGCAATTAAGTGGATAGATGAAAAGCTAGATAATTCTTTTGTACGCCGGCTTAAGGAAGTTCAACTTGTGGAAGGATCATTGACGCTTTTTCCAATGAATAATCAAGCCTTGGTTCAAGATGTAAAAACCGGCGATAATGGATATTGGGAATATAAACCTTATCCTAATGAACATTCAGCTAGGCTTCGAGATCCAGATGATTTTGATCCTGATACTTTCAGGAGAAAAAATGATGGTACGATTTATGGGAAGACCAAGGTTCCTGGAACTGTGGCCGTAATCTGGGGAAAACTTAAGGGACATAGTAAACCATCAGATCAACCAATTCCTCAAGCCCTTCGTTTCCCTACGGATGATTGGACGGCAGAAACGGCTAAAAAATGGCTAAAAGACAATAACGTAAAATATATTTCTTTTGAGGCAGCTAAGGCAAAAAGTGCACCTGGAGATGCACTCGGCATCGGGGAGCCGGACACATCCACTCCTCAAGCGGAGCCGCAAGATGAGGCTGAGACGAAATTTCTCTCAGACCTTAAAAAAATCATCCAGGAACTTAAATCTATATAAAGGAGAAAAAATTGGAACAAGAAAAAATTATGAGTGAATTGACACAAGCCATTCAAACAATTCGTGACAAACAGACTGTTCTTGAAAATGCAAAAATCACAAAAGAGGTAGCTCAGGCAGAGATCAAAGCAATGATTGATCCTATCACCACCAAGCTTGATCAGCTTGAAGTTCAATACAAGAAGCTTTCAACCAAGACGGATGGCACAAAAGAGAAATCTCCTGAGCATAAGGCTTTTCTGGATTATCTTCGCTTCGGTCAAGTTTCAGAACTGCTCAGAAAAGCAAATCCGCTTGAAACAAAAGTTCTCAAGCTTTCAGATGCGACTACCGGGGGATATCTCTCTACGCCCGAGGTTTCAGATGAGCTAATCAAAAACATTGTAGAATTTTCGCCAATCCGGTCTATTGCTCGGGTGCGGACCACTGGAAAAGAGAGCGTTCTTGTAAGAAAAAGAACCGGCAGTTTCTCTGCATCGTGGGTTGGAGAAGTGGGAACAAAATCAGAGACAACCGGCCTGAAATATGGGCTGGAACAACTCCCTGTTCATGAGATGTATGCTCTTGTTGACATTTCGAATTGGGACCTCGAGGATTCGGACTTTGATCTTGAGGCGGAACTCAATACTGAGTTCGCAGAGCAGTTTGGAGTGGCCGAGGGAACAGCTTTCGTAAGTGGAAATTCGGTTGCCAAACCAGAGGGCATTTTAACGAATGCTGATGTTGGATCTGTGGTTTCTGGTAGTGCCGCAGCACTGACGGCGGATGGTTTCTTTAAGTTATATTTCGAACCCAAATCCGCTTATGCGAATAATTGCCGCTGGATTATGCGCCGGGCCACAATGCTTGCAGCTTCTATCCTGAAAGACAGCCAGAACAATTACCTCTTGCGCAGGCTAGGCGAATCTCCAGTCTGGAATATCCTCGGCGCTGATGTTGTGGAATGTCCTGATATGCCGGCAGTCGCCGCAGACGCCTATGCCGTAGCCTTTGGAGACTTCAAGCAGGGTTATCTAATCGTTGATCGTATTGCTATTGCTGTTTTGCGTGATCCCTTCTCTGCTGCAACCTCAAACGCTGTCCGGTTCCATGCCAGAAAAAGAGTTGGTGGCCAGGTTATTAAAGCCGAAGCCATCAAGAAGATGAAGATTTCGGCATAAGGAGAATAAAAATGAAAAGTTTATCAAGAGATGTTTATCCGGTTATTTCTTTTAGAGATGGAGCGAGAACGGCAGCAGCTAATGGTGATGCTACGGTTGACCTTCAGGGTTATCAAGGCGCTTTAATTGTCATCCAAAGCGGAACAATTACAGATGGAACACTCTATACATTCGAGTTGAAAGAATCCGATGATGATTCAACCTATAGTGCAGTTGCCGATGCCGACCTCGTAGCTGGTGGTCCGGCAAATACCGATGTTGAGCCCTCATTTGCCGCTACCGATGATAATCATACGCATTGGTTCAGCTATGTGGGCACCAAGCGCTATCTGCGGATTGATTTAGCTACGGTTACCGGCTCACCTTCAACTGGTGGGCATTTTATTGGAACGGTTATCAAGGGTGCACCAAGACATGCTCCAGTAGTTTAATTGACTAATTGAGGATTGAGGGGAGAGTTTCGGCTCTCCCCCTGATCCTACAAAGGAGAAGATGGAATGAAAATACGCATGCTTTCTACACAGAAAGGAAGCCCCGACGGAATCCAGGTCAATGAATATGAAGTTGGCCAGAAATATGACCTTCCCCAGGGATTGGCAATGGTCTTTCTCAAACTTGGCTGGGCTGAGGAGGATAAAGATCTGGGTAGTGCACCAGAAAAGAAGGCTGGGAAAAAATTGAAAAGAAAAGGATAAAAAATGTCATTAACCGCAAGAGCACTTGTCCCCCTGGCTGATGTAAAAACTTACCTTTCTATTGGGGATACAACCTACGATACCATTCTTGAACAATTGATTAATTCTGTCTCGGATGAAATCAATTCCTTTACAAACCGCAATTTGGCCGAAACTACTTATACTGACCTATACCTTGATGGAAATGGAAAACAGATACTCTTTCTGCCAAATTATCCGATTACAGCTATGACCTCGGTTTATGAAGATGGAGAGCTTCTGGTTGAGGGCGAGGATGACGACTATCTTGTTTATCAAGATGAGGGATATCTCTGGCGCGTAAATCGCACCTGGTATTTAGGACCAAAGAAAATAAAGGTCACATATACGGCGGGATATGTTTGTTTGACTGGAACGATTACACTTCCCCATGACTTGAAACTTGCAACTATGATGAAAATAGCAAGAGAATGGAAGAAACAGAAATCTCAGCTCTGGGGTGAAGACTCACGTTCATTTCCAGATGGCTCTGTAAGCACGTCACATCTTGATGATGAATTTCTGGAAGCGGAACTCCGAATTCTTGAGAAATACAAAAGGCGAAAGATATGAAATTTCAAAGCGATTTCACTGGCGCAATCAAGAAGACTAAAGCTGCGCTCAATATTCCCAGGGCGGCTAGATTTCAACTTACAAAATGGACATCTGAGGCGGTTCGGGCGGTAAAACAATCGGCAATGAACATGAAGAAAAGTGGCCGAAAGACAAGTCAGCTTGCGCGCAATATCGGAAGCAAGACAGAGGTTGAAGGCTCAACCTATAAGACCGTAATAGGAACTGGCGTAGGATCTGCGAAAAGTGTCGTTTATGCTCGAATCCAGGAAGAGGGCGGGACAATCAAGCCAAGACGAAGAAAATTTTTGACTGTGCCCTTACCTGGAATAATGGGCGTGGCTTCAAATTATCCAGACGCCTTCTGTATTCGAAGCAAAGCCGGTAATCTATTGATTGTTGAACGGAAAGGTAAAGATGGCATTCGCCCCCTCTTTGTCTTGAAAAAACAAGTTACACTTCCGGCGACTCATTGGTTCAGCCGGCCACTATCAGAGAAGCTTCCTATGCTCAAACAGATGATGGAAGAGGGCGAACTTTTTAAAGTCGCTCAAAGATTAGGCGAAAAGGGAGGCGCATAACATGGCCCCAGCTACAAATCCCAAACGTCTTCAAGTGATTGACCGGATTGTAACAGTCCTCAAGGCGATTGTGACTGGCGATAATTATTTTTATACGCCTTATGATGTAACAAAACGGTTTGTTCATTGGGCTGAAGCAAAGGGATTTCCGCTCTATATGGTTCATAGTGCATCGGGGGGAACAATCGTTTATGCGGGTGAACAACAATATGATGAGAGTTTCTACGTGAGCGTCAAGGGAATAGTTCAAGATCAAAATGATACAATATCGAAACTCGAAAAAGCCATCAGGGATATCCGAAAGGCAATTAACGATGACTCCGAATCAACCGCCGCAGGTTCACTGGGTACGCTTTGCGTCCAGGTGAGAATAGACGAGCCGCCGGAGACTGATAACGGCTATTTACAGCTTGAGGGAGGATTCGGATTTTTTGATCAGAGAATTCATATTCAGATTACGGGTGAATATGGAGAACTCTAAACGGAGGTGAAAAAGATGAAGAAATTTATCTGGCTATTTGATGACGCAAGTCCCAGGCGTGGACCTACGCTCAAAAAAAATGAGACTTATGAAGTTTCAATTTTTGGCGATGAAATAGTCGCCGAGTGGGTTAAGTCTGGGGCTGCGGCTTATGAAGAAGAATCCCCGAGGATTCGAAAATCTAAATTAACTAAGGAGGTTAACAATGCCACCAACAACACCTGAAAAAAGATTACTTGCTGCTGGTGCAAAGAAAGCAACGACCTGGGGAACAGCCGTAGCATTGGGTGCTGGAGACGGAATCCTGATTGATTCTGATGGCGGACTGGCAAGAAAACAAGATTATCTTGCAGCAAAGGAAGCGGATACACCCTTTGTCAAAGAGGGTGATCTTGGGCCGGTAAAAGAAGTAGATTTTTCGCCAACTTTTTTCATGCGTTATGATCCAGGAAGGCTAGGCACGCTCATTGCGCTTCTTTTTGGCACGGCTGGCACGCCAACACAACAGGGCGCAACTACTGCTTGGAAACATGTATTTCAATGGGCAGATTCTGTCTATGGGAAATTTGCGACATTCGCCGTTGAGAGGCCGGGAAAAATCTGGGAAGTTGCCTCGGCAAAAGTGCATGGATTTGAACTTGTGGTTGCTGCCGGGCTTGTTAAAGGGACATTGAACCTGAGGGGAAATACTGTCATTGATGATTCCGCCGTGAATACGGCAACCCAGATGGATGCCCTGACATATGTAGATAGGGAAAACCGGATAAGATTCACTCAGGGACAAGTCAAGATGAATGCGCAAACAGGGGAAGATGTGACAGGAGAGACGGCGCTTCAGATTAATTCACTTTCAATAAGCTATAAACGCTCGGTTGATGCTGTTGTGCCTGGCGGAGAAACAAAAATCATAGAGCCAGTAGAAAATGACCATCCGATAGTTCAGGTTAAGCTTGGATTTCCAAGGATGAATTCCGTGAATGCCGCCTTTTTCTCAACCTTCTCTGCTGAGACCGAACAGAAAATGCTGATCAAATTTACAGGTGCGTTGATAGCAACTTCATATTATTATGACCTTGCTCTGTATTTCCCGCGGCTCAGGATTATTGAACCCGATTTTCCCTGGGATGAGGTCGTTCCCGGTTCAATTACGCTCCAGGCAGAGGAAGCAAGTACAAATCCAACCGGCATGAGTTATGCCCGGCCATATGCAGAGTTAATCAATAAGCAAACCACAGATTATCTGGCGTAAGTAGAGCTAAAAAAACTCTTGCGAGTTCTACTTAATTTGCGAGGGAAAAGAAGTGGATGTAAACAAACTACTTTTAGAGGGCGAATGGCTCGAAGTTGAGGTAGAATCAAAAAAGATAAACGAACCTTTTCGCTTCAAGCTAAGGCCGATTTCTTCTACTGAACAGCTGAAGATGCTCGAGCGCGTGCAAAAGAATGACAAGCTAATAGTGAATGAAATTGCCTCTTTGATTTTGGATTGGAATTTGGAATTTGATGGAAAAAAGCTTGCCTGTGATCCGGCAAATAAGGAGAAATACTTAGAATGGCTATTGCTATTGGTAGTAAAAAAGAAACAAGATGAGGAAGAGGATTCTGAAGAAGAAAAAAAGAAAAGAATTAAAACTATCGGCGTTGTGATTTTAGAGTTTGCGCAAAATATTGAGAACTTCATAAAAAACTGAAAGCCTATCTCCTGTGGTTTGAGGACTGGAGAAAGGTCATGCGCCCGGAGGAGATAGGCAAGGGGGCGCATCCAGCGCAGAATCCGCCGCGATTAAGTGAGGCTGATCATTGGATCCTAGATTGGTATTTCAAACATTGCACTGGATTTACGATGGATTTTCATATTGTTGGAGGATTGATTGAGAAACTTCATTTGAGGGAAGTGGCAATGGAACTTCTGATACAAAAACTCAGTGCTATTCACGAGATGATGGTTCGAGTTTCAAGCGAAGAAGCAAAAGATGAGATGGGGGACATTTAAAATGGCAGATATAAAATATGTCATTGAAGTCGATGATAAAGGAACACCAAAACTCTCTAAATTTGATGGAGAATTAAAAGAGCTTGAGAGAGGCTCAAAGAAAGCGGAATCAGGTCTTGGCGGCCTATGGAAGCAATTTGCCATTGGTCAATTGGCTGTCGATGCCTTAAAAAGGGGGTTCTCGCTATTTACTGGATTTCTTAAGGATTCTGTAAAGGCGGCAGCGGATCAAGAACAGGCCGAAAAAAATCTTGCCTTAGCTCTTGGGACTACCGGAAGAACAGTTGATGCCCTCTTGCCCAGCTTCAAAAATTTTGCAAATGAAATTCAAAATCAGACAATCTATACTGACGATGCTGTTCTTTCTTCTCTTTCTCTTATGGCTCAACTAACCAGGCTTGATCGAGAGGGGCTTCAAAGAGCAACTCAGGGAGCAATTGGACTTTCCTCGGTATTTGGCATTGATCTTCAAAGTGCTACGACAATAGTAGCAAAAGCCATGGCGGGTAATACGGCTGTGCTTTCGAGATACGGAATTCATGTTGATGAAGCTGCATCCAAAGAGACGAAACATGCTCAAATCTTAAACCAACTTGGTGTAATGTATGAAAGGTCAAAGGGTGAGACCAACACTTTCTCCGGTAGTTTGAAACAACTTTCAAACATGTGGGATGAAGTGAAAGAGTCGGTTGGAAATTCCATCGTCAAAAATGAAGCCCTTCGAAACACAATTAAAGATTTGACTGACAAGGTAAAAGCACTTGCTGGCTCAAATGATTTTAAACTTTGGCTTAATACTGTGATAGAAGGCTTAATAAAGGCAGTTGAATTCGTTGGGAAATTAGCTGTCGGCGTAAAAGATTTAACTGAAAAAATATTTGGTGCAACAAAAGCAAACAGAGAATATGATGAGGCTCAAAAAAGCCTTAATGAGGCCTTGAATAGGGCGGCAGCGGCGGGACATGATTTTCGCGGAAAACTTCAAGATATAACAAAAGAGGCAGGAAAGACAAAGCCCGCTATCAATGAAACCGGAAATGCGGTTACCGATTTATCTACAAATTTTAAAACCACAAAAACCATTATTGAAACATTGGTTCCCCAATGGAGCCGATTAACAATAAACGCGAGGACATTTTCTGCATTAGTAAATGGAGAGACAGTTCCGGCTGCCAGAAATCTAAATTTTGTTTTAGACAAATTACCTACGACTATTCAGACAATTCCCTGGTCTGGCCTTCCTAAAGAGGCAAAGCCGGCGATTGATGCCGTCTCGTCAATGTTTGATGGCCTCTATAATGATATTGCTTCGGGATGGGGCAACACAATCCAGAAATGGTTTGAAGGCGCCTTGACCTTTAAAGGTCTTTGGGATAGCCTTTGGCAAGACGTAAAAAGCTCCTTCTTCCGGGTTATTGGAGAAATGATTGCAAAGTGGACGCTTGGTTTTATCAAAGAACTTATCTCTGGGGCAGCGAGCGCGGGAAAAACAATTACCGAAACGGTAGGGTCGGCGCTTAAATCTCTTGGAGCAACGGCGGGAAGTGTCGCCAACATCGCCTTAAAAACTCTTTCTTGGGTTTCATCTGCGGCGAATGTGGCCACGGCAGTCGCTTCAATCCTTAATCTTTTCAAGGGTGCGCCAAAGCAGACCGATGTTACCTACTGGCTCAAATTTATTCGTGATGATATTAAAGAAATACGGGACATTCTATTCATAAATTTCTGGGAACAAATCCAGTCGATATGGACAAAACTTGAGGAAATTAAAAGCGTGCTTCTCGAACACGTTGGCGGCACGCTGAAAGAAATCCGCGATTTAATCAGGGCGGGTGGGGATGGGACAACTGTCCCAGGAGAAACAATTGCCCCCAAAGAAATTGTAAAAAAACTTGCTCACGTATTAACCAAGTTGGATACGGCCAATTATCATCTTAATAAAATTGAGGGGATTCTTGCCGGAAGGAGACATCAAAAAAGCCCGGAGATAATTCCCAGCCCGGGGATAATTCCCGGCCCTGGCCCCAGGCCCGAACCGGTTATGGGCATAGCCACAAGTCCAATAGTCGTTCATATAGCGAATGTCAATATTCCCCCAAATTATCGGGGAGATGACTACATCATTAAATTAATTCGCCAAACTCTGCGCAAAGGCAGGTGGAAGATTCCGGCTTCAGCAATCGGAGGATATTGAAATGGGAAAGATGAGATTTTTGTGGAATAATCTGGCTGATACCGCCACATTGACGGCTTCTTCTGAAAATCCGGATTTTCCGCTTTCGAATCTCAAACATAGCTGGTATTTACGCCATCATCGGACAACCGGCGTTACTTCTGAATGGTGGAAATGGAATCTGGGGTCGGCACAAAGTATATCTTATTTTCTTTTTTGGTATCATAATTTTCAGTCTTCTGCGACGATAAAACTTCAAGCAAACTCTTCTGATTTATGGACTGCGCCCCCCCTGGATATATCACTTACCTGGAATTCTGGAAATTTAATTCACGAGCTGAGTCCTGCGCAAAGTTATCAATGGTGGAGACTTTGGGTTCAAGATGTGGGAAATCCGGATGGATATTTGAGGGCAGGGCGTGCTTATCTTGGCGGGTATTTCGAACCCTCAAGAAATTACTCGCTTGATTGGTCAAGGGAGCGAATCGATCCGTCAGAGATTAACGAATCCGAGGGAGGACAGGAGGCGGTTAATACTAAGACAAATTATTGGATATTCCATTTTCCTTTTCCTTCAATAATCGATCCCGATCAAGAAACTTTTAAAACTATTTCTTTGGCAGTCAAAAACTCAAATCCATTTTTTATCTGTTATGATTCTGCAGATAAACTTAATACGACATTTTATGTTAAGGCAATAAATTCCTGGAAAATAGACCATGTGTTTATGAATAAGTTATTCAAGATTGATTCCATAGACTTGAAAGAGGAACGCTGATGTCCGGATCATTCATCGGTGAATCTAATATTGAGCAGGTTGTGGCCGTAATAATAGAGATTGGTCATCGAATCGACACTGATACCTGGACTCAAGATGTGACTTATACGAATTGTTGGTGGATTACTCACGGCGAGGGAAAGCCGGTAAAAGTAGATGAAAATGGTGAAGAATATACGGAGCGTGCATCACTCAGTCTTTGCAATTCGAATCCTAGAAGTTGGTATTTAGATGATTCAAATAACCGATTATATGTTCATACTTCTGGATCTGACAATCCGGGCGGGGATAGTTATATCATTCTCTCGTATCTTTATGAGCGCCTGGCATCGCATGAAATCGTGTTAGATGGCCATCCTTATGGGGGTTATCTTGACAGGTCAAGTGTACCTTCAATAACTCTACAGACGGGAGAATATTATGAAGGCGGGACACAGGAAAGTTTTGGCACTCTAAGGTTTGGCAATGCTGATGGATATTTTGATACAAGGTTGGATACCTATATTTATGAGGCAAAAAGAATCTGGCTTTATTTAGGGAAATACGGAGCAGCCTGGTCTGATTATGTTCTCTACTGGACCGGCTGGACAGGAAATGTTTCCTGGAGCGATCTTTGGATAGAGGTAGATATAGAAGATTTGAGGACTTGTATTTTATAGGAGAATAAAATGAGCTGGCATACGGGCAATATCTCAAATGTTGCGGGCGGGATGATAACTGTTTTAGATGCAGTTCTTCCCTTAAATTCCAGCTGGTCTATTTATGATGGAGCGGCCGGGACAAATGCTAAGGTCTATAAATGCGAGGATGCGGCAGAAAATTGCCTTTTCTATGTTTATCTTGGCGATAACCAAGCGGACTATTCGATCATCCAACTCTGGCAAGGTTGGAATGCGACAACGCATGTCGGCGTAGGACAATCTCTGACAACAATCAATACTTACGCCATGTGGTTTACTAAGCACGCCGGGGGTTATGCCATAGCCCTTGGAAGCCACAGGTTTATTTATATTGACCTTGCTCAATATATGGCGTTCTATATTGGACAACCAAAACGCTATGATACGACAAAAAATATTGTGATAGCGGTCGTAAATACTACATCTACCCTTCACAATAATCCTCTCGGATTTTATAATTCAGGCAATACTGCTGGATGGTCGTCACTTTTTGATGAGGGCGGAAACGTGAATCTTTTAGATCCATTCGGGCGTCTAAGTTCCTATTTATTCATAAAAACTATTGCGGGTACTTATTTCGTTTATGAAACCCCAGTTTATAATAACACCACAAAACTAGAACTTGGTTTGCTTGAAGGTGTTATGTATCTTTATAATGCCGATAATGGTCTTGTAAATAATGACACAATTACAATCAGCGGCCAATCATGGATAGCCATCGGTGGAAATGAGTCAAACAAATACTGGAGTTTAGTTAAAGAGGCATAAATGGCTGATTATAGTGGCTTTATGTTTGATACTTATGAGTCAGAGTCAAGGCAGGCAAATCCGGTAAATTCTGAAGCATCAATGCGGATGTGCATTGGGTGGATGATGGATACTACAAAAAAACATGGAGGTGCAAAATCGCTTCGGCTTATGCCTGGCGGAAGGTATGAATTTTTTTATGGATGCGTAGCCGGTTCAACCACAATCACGGTCTGGGTTTATCCGCCGGTGGCCTCAAAATGTTGTCTTCAGATTTATAATCCAGAGACTGGAACTAAAGAGGCCGAAGCCTGGAATGTGAGTGCCGGTGCATGGGAGCAATTGTCTTTGAGTTTTACCTCAGAGAAAAAAGTCTATCTTGGCCGATTGGCAAATTTTACAAGTCATGGAGCGGATGCCTGTGCCTGGTTTGATGACCTTGTTTAGGAGAAAATAGTGTGGCATGGCAACCAACGGGAGACATGGAATATGGGCAAATGCCCGGAGGTGGCTATTATGTCGGCAATATGGAATTTGGACAATGCCCTTATGTCGGATTTTATTCGCCTCCATATTATGAAATTAAGGGAATAGAAATGTTGAAAACAAACATACCTCGATACAAATATTGGATTTCAGATTATCCCAATCTTGATCCCCGGGCTGAAGGTCAGGTAATTCCCGAGGTATATGGCGATATTCATAATATTACTCCGATTTGTGTTGATACGATTGCGGGAAAGTGGAAGATTGCCCGGCGTGAAATTAAGGCTATAGATGCGGTGCGTGATGGAGAAACAACGCTAGTTGCCGGAACAGATTATACGACCGACCTCGTGCATGCTGAATTTACAATTTTACAAACACCTTACTTGTCACCAAGCACAACATATTATTTTTCAATTGAAGGCGACTGGACAATTAACGGCACTGACTTTATTCGTGTCTGTAGAAATACGGGATATGCAAATGGGCAGTCATATAATATCGATGACGCAAATGTTTGGACGCCCTCAGCTTCAGATATATTGTTTGTCATCTTTGGAAAGGAGAATCTTGAAGATGCTGAATCCGTGATGCTTGATTGGGGCCTTGAGGGCGAAGATTGGCATTATGGTTCTGGTTGGGGTGGTTGGGATAATGGTCTACCACTTCGAGATAACGCTGCCCACACAAGGCTCGGACAAAGCTTTACAAATGGTGTCACAGGATTCTATGTTACAAAAATCCAGATATATTGGCTTGGTTACGGTACGGTTACCGGCAACATTAAGATTAAAATATTTTCAACAATAGCCCCGAGTGAGACACAAGTAGGCTGTTCATCCTATGCATTGGACGTGAATGGTTCGAACCAAGCTCTTAATTTTCCCCAGCGAGGCACCCCATCAGAACTTCTAGCTGATGTTCAGGGATATATGTTAGGACAATTACCAACACTTTATCCAGGTAGCACGGTTTTGATGGATAATGTCTCGGATATAATTCAGGACATATATGTCAATGTTTTAGGTGGAGCGATATCCGACCTTAATGCGACAGATTTTTCAGCATTAAAAACAGCAAGAACTGAAGCTCTTGTAGTCTATTTGAATGAAGAAGTGGAATTTGGCAATCTTTTACAGAAGTTTGAAGCCGGGCAATTATTCAAATTTCTTCCAAATCTTTCAAATCAATTCACGGTTAAATATTATGCTTCGGGCGAACCGGCGGGCACGCCTCATTTGCGGGATGAAGATTTTGTAAAGGGAACATTCAAAATGACCCGAAACTGGCAGGCTATTTTTCAACGGGTGCAAGTGAAATATTATCAAAATCCCTCCTCGCAAGAATGGCAAATAGTGGAAGAGATCTCAAATATAGCACAATATGTCTATCGAAATCAGAAGACACTACAAATAGAGACTTTTTTGAAAGATAAAACGGCGGCCACACAACTGGCGAAAGATTATCTGGGCACTGATGCGACATCATCCCGGAAAGTGAATCTTCAGCAACCACAGATTATTTTAGAATTTGAAAATCTTGAATGCCTTAATTGGGACAAAATTCCCGCCGAGAAAAATAAAATCACCAGAACTCGGGCAATGAGTGCAAGTGGCAACCTTAATGGCATCCTTTTTAGGCTTTTCGAGATTGAAAAAATAATATCAAGCGGGAATTGTAGAATTAAGGCTATTCTCGATAGTTTGACATATTAGAAGAGGGAATTTATGAATGACGAAATAATTCTTACGTTCAGTCAACGCATGGCAATTCAATTGACAAGGGAAAGAGCTCAAGATGTGGCAAAGCTCGCTCAGGAGGCAAATTCTCAATATTTAAACATTCTGAATAAAATCGCAATCGAGGCTGGTATAAAAAAAGAAGAGTTGGCGAACTGGCAACTGAATGAGGATGAAACAAAATTCAGAAAACTAGAAAGCGCAGAAGAGGAAAAAAAAGATAAATGAATATCGGCGAAAGATTCTTGCGAGAGAGAGAATTTAATCTTCGACTCAAATATTTAGATAAACAAATTTCCGCGTTAAGAATTGCCTTGAAGTCCGAACTTGGAATTGGGGCAGGGTCTGGAGCAGGTTGGAGTACGGTAACGCCACCGCTGGAAGTAGTTGGGTCAGCCATTTCTTTAGCTGGATTGGGAACGCTTGGTACGGCAAATTATCTTCCTGGAGTCAATGCCGCAGGAAATGCTTGGGAGTATAAGCAACTTCTGGGTACGACGAACCAGATAACCGTAACTCATGCGGCAGGTTCAATAACGTTGGCCGCACCGCAGGATTTGCATACAGGGGCAGGCCCTACTTTCGACCATGTTCATCTGACGAGTGGGGTGATATCTACAGGTTCAATTAAAGTTACTACGGATGGAGTAAAATTTGAGCTCTATGAAAATGACGTACCTGAAACAGATGGCTACCTGAAACTGCAAAACTCAACTACATTACCAGGAGTTTTTGGACCTATATTTTCTGGAAAATCAAACTATAGTTCTATCGCTGGACTATATCTTGTCGGTGACACTACTGATGATGCGGGTACAGCACCTATAGTCTCGATATCTGTAAGACAAAATAGTACTACGGTTGTTAATAGACCTCTTTTTAGTATTATTAACTACGCAACTTACCGAATGAAAGTTCTCCCTTTAGGAGAAATGCAAACACTGGCTTCAGATAGAGCAGCTTCGCCAGTTTATTGTACGAATCCTCTCAACTTTTTTGGCTATAACGCTTCCAAGGCGGATGATGCGATTATATATCTTCCTCCTGTGACCACTAACGGTTTTGGGGTAGTGATAGCCAGTCCTTCTGGAGCAACGATAGCAGAGAGAACTCAATTTTTTGTAGACAATGATGGCGATGTTACACTCATAAACAATTCAACGAATGTGGTTGCGAACGCTGATACAGACACCAAACTTTGCATCGGGACAGCAGCAGCACAAGAACCGCTTCAAATCAAGAATAGACTTGGAGGAACAAGAATTTTGAACGTCCTTTTTTGGTACGACTGAGGAAAAAAATGGAACACCCAAAATTTTCGTTCGGGCTTTTAGACCTTCATTCAAGGTCCCACAAATACTCTGATGATGAACTTGAAAAATTGGCCACCTGGCTTCGTGCGGTAGATTGCAGATATCTCCGGCTTCTTCCCGCATGGAAGACAAATTTGCCGTATAAAAAAGGAGCCGATGGCCTATTTGATTGGAGAAAGAAAAACCCCATCTTTGAAAGTGAGCTTAAACGGGTCGCCCATAGATTCAGGAAGCATGGGATTGATATCTGGTTCGACCTTTTCGATGCCTGCTCGAATAGAATCGAATATCCCTGGTCGTGGTGGCTTCATAACAAACAGGGGATCCATGGGATTTATGATTATTCGCAAAGCGCCATTGAGCACTTCAAATATGATTGGATCGATTGGTTGTTTGACATTCTGCCGAATAAGCGGACGCTTTGGGGGTTAGGCAACGAGCTCCAGATTGGCAACGATGATAATCCTCCAGCTATAAACGAGTGGTGTTTGAAATGGCTCATACCGATTGCTCAATATCTCATCGAGAAAGGAGCAAGAAGACCGCTTTATTATTCGGCGGGTATGAAGCCGGGCGGAACGCAGAATCATATTGCGGGATGGTTAAGCGATGAGGTGCCCGAAGCTGGATTCAAGGCAACCGATACGGTCGCTATTGTTCATGGTATAGGAACTGCCAAGATGTGGCAGAAAAATATTGTGGATAAAAACATCTTGAGTGCGCGGCGCCTTTATGGAATTTCTGATGACGGTGTCGGCTGCAATGCCGAGACGACGGTGCCTCCCGAGTGTAAGGGTAATTGCGAGACCGATGACGGACAAAGATGCAAGGCAAACTCTAAATGCCGGACTGAAGCTGTCAAGGCGGTCAAGGCAACCTTGAAACCGAACCCGGTTTGTCCCCAGGAAAGGCTTGTCATGGTGGAATTTCTACCTGCCGAAATAGCGATGGACTATCGGCACATTATCAACGACCTGGATTTCAAGGCAAGCATAGAAATCTATGCCAAGATAAGAAGAGAGATTTATGGCGAGAGATTTGCGTAATATTAATCAATTGATCAAAAATGTGTCTATCCTCAATTTGAAATAAATCCTTTCATTTAAGGCTTATCCTAAAACTGCGTCCAAAATGCGACTAAAATTCTTCTTTGCCATTCAGTGCCTTTCGGCGATTTTCCCCTTGGTTTTCCTCATATAAACTGATTTTCCCCTGAAGAATCCACAGGACTTCGAATCCTGAGGTCGGGGGTTCAAATCCCTCCGGGCGCGCTCTCCTATCCTCTTGAAACTTCAAAAGATAAATAATATTTTTATGTCCGGGCGATAAAAAATATCCTTAGGGCTGTGTCCAAGCAATGTGACTTAATCAATCTTTTTCAAGAAGTTTCACGGCTTGCTTTTTCCTGTCCGGCGAGGTGTGGGAATAGAGTAAAGACGTCATACTAGACCCATGGCCAAGAATCTCCGCGATTGTCACGATATCCACGCCGGCGGCCAGAAGGCGCGTCGCGAATGTATGCCGGCAGAGGTGAAGATGAAAAGGAACGCCCGACCGCTTTCTTATTTGTTTGATTGTTCTCCGAAAAAGATCGGGCTGGTGCCGGTTCGGGATGTCAAAGACAAATTCACCGGTTCGCGGTTGTTTAAAAATGATTTTTTTTGCCCGACCATTGATCGGGACCAGCCGCTGCTTCTCTCCTTTACCTCTTATCTCTATTTCCTCATCCCGCACGTTCCGCCACTTGAGATTCAGAATTTCAGATTTTCTAAGTCCGGTCATGAAGGCAAGTTCGATAAAATCGGGAATGATTTTCTGCGCGGGGGATTGAGCTGAGGAAGCCACTGCCATTGCCCCTGCCATGATCCTTTTTATATCTTCGGCGCTCAGGTCATGAATTTCCGGCCTCTCCTTGAAAAACTTGATCTTCCTGACCGGATTTTGGCCGTGGAATACTTCCCAATCTATGGCGCGATAAAAAAGACTTCTCAAAAGTTGACAATGGCGATTCACGGTGGCGCGGGACTTTTTGTTTTCCAAAAGCCAGGACCGCATTTTCTCGATATGGAAAGGTGAAATATCGCCAAGATAGTTCAGGTCAAGATTCTTGAAATATTCAATCATTCTGTCTAGGCGATATTTTTCCTCCCTGGCTGAGGTTGGTTTTTGGATTTTCGCCCAATCATAATACTGCGCTACGATTTCCTTAAGACCGATATCCCGGGACCGGCTGCCGCGTCTAAGCGATTCCGCGAGATCCCGAGCACGCTCAAGGGCAAGGCTGTACTCGTCAGTTTTAAGGGATCGTCGGATTCTCTTGCCGGAGATCCAGACGTCCAGCCAGAATCTTTTTCCCCGCTTCTTGATCAAGACATCTCTTGCTGTTTGCTTTTTCCCGGCCTTCGTTTTTTGTCTCTGATAATCCTTGGCTCTATCAGCGGCGGAGGCTCGCCTTTTTCTGGCCAGAGAAAATCGACTCTTTCGCCGGTCTTTTTATCGACTTGGATGATGTATTTCATTTTGGTTATTATTTTTCAAAGGTGACAAGGCATTATTTTTTTATGAGTGATTCAATATTTAAACCCGCAATTCCGCCCATTATTAAAAAAATACAAACAGCCGTGATGATAACCGTTGCGGCAGCCATAATTTTAAGTAAAACTGCCCCTGATTCTACGGGTTTATCTTTTAAAAGCAATTCCCACATTCTGGTAAAAATATAGGCACCGATCATTAAACCTATTGCTTGGATCATAGTTCCCTCCTTTTTAATTTTTTCAATGCCTCATAATCAATAGTAATAAGACCCCTTTTTGTGGGACAAATATCTTCAATTTTTAAACCTAAAGCTCTTGCAATTTTATCTAAAGTTTTTAAAGTTGGATTTGCTTTAAATTGTTCTATTTTCCCTATAACCTTTTCTCCAACCTGGGCTTTTATAGCTAATTCTTTTTGGGTCAATCCTTGGTCTTTTCGTTCATTTGAAATACGTTTCCCAATATATTTTATAGCTTCTTTAAAGTCCATTTGGGAAATTAAAACTCCTCTTAAATTATACTAAAATATTTTGATATATTTCATCTATTTTTTATTAATCTATATAACTTAAAGATAATAATATAATTAAACATGAAAATAAATTTAAAATAACTCTTGACTTTTTATAAATAGATATTATAATATCTACATGGTTCTCAAAGAGGATATAATGGATATTAAAAAATCTCTTGTTCAGACAGGAAAGCACGCGGGAGAAAAAAATGGTATGTGGAAAGGCGGGGTAGCAGAATATCCTAATCATTTTATTTTAAAAAAAAGGCGCCTTGAGATTCTTAAGCGAGCAAAGGGTAAATGCGAAATATGTGGGGAATCTGCTTATGAAGTACATCATATAGATTTTTCTAAAAACAATCATTCGTTAGATAACCTCATTTATCTTTGTCGCAATTGTCATCTTGCACTTCATATGCCCGAAGCTAGACCAGGAAGGCCAGCAAAAATTTTATATAAAGGAATGACCGCAAAAGAAATTCGCCAAAAAACGGGCCTATCTTTTGCTACCATATACAAATTTATAAGAGGCGAAAAATTAAGGGTTGGAAATTTAGATAAAATTAATTTGGTAGTCGGAGATGGAAATTGACTATCCAACTCTTGACCAAAAAGCAGGTAGCTGAATTTCTTCATGTTTCCATCGACACCATAGACAACTATTGCAAAAAGCGGCTCCTGCCATTCATCCAACTTCCCGGAGGTAAGCGATTCAATCCCATTGACCTCAATAACTTCATAGAACGTCGGAAATTCCAAAGGTAATTTATCCATGTCACAACAAGATTTAGCACTCAATCCAGGAATTGGCAATCTAAAAAACAACAGGATTTCTGGATTCCAAATGTATCTCTACACGATGTTTATCACAATGAAAAAATGGCGGACTGATGACATCGCTAAAAAAATGGGAATTTCTAGTGATACCCTTTATAGATATATTCGAGGGGATAAAAATTTTCCTTTTGATAGATTCCTGGATTTCTTAAAAGCGACAGGCGATTTAGACTATCTCAAATTTATAGCTAATGAAGTTGGATGCACTTTAATCCAGAAAATTAAAAGTGAACGGTTTGCCAAGGATTTGGCGGAAATCGGAAGACTTCTAACCGAAAGTGCCAGCAACAAACAATGATGATTAAAAGACCAAAAATAAAAAACGATCTAAAAAAAATGCTGGATTACAACGCAATGCTTGCTATCGAGCTTTACAAAGAAAGGAAAAAAATAAGGGAACGATGGGAGGGAGAAATAGAAAGAAGGCTTGCCATAATTGAGCAACATTTAGAGATTTTCAAGCCGGGAATAAATAAATGACACCCGAATTCAAATTTTGGCGGGGACGCCCGCTTAGATCAGATAGCGATCGAATCAATGAAGAAAAGCAAGCTATCTTTGGTCTTCATATAAAAGGTGATTTTTGAGTTAGATGATCTTAAACATTCATGAGAAGAAGATATTGCACGATCAAATAGAGAGGCAGAAGAAAAGATGGGAAGAAAAAGCGGAAAAAAGAAGGAAAGAAGATTGGAGACATAATGAAAAGCATTTTCATAATCCCATACAACAAAAAAAGTCTGACGATGGCTTTCTGGCGAGCGTTCGGACGCTATTTTAAGCCACTGGAGCGCATTTTTAATGAAGGTTAATAGCAACGGCAATAAACCAAAAAAGAATGTCTTAAAATGCCCCTGGTGCAAAAAACAGTTTGAACAAAAACGAATTAATCAAAAGTATCATTCTTCAAATTGCCGCAAAAGGGCATGGGAAAAAAACCGGTTCATAGAAACGGTAAACGCCATTATAAGGGACGTAGCTAAAAAAAGGCTAGGATGGCCAAAAGAATGACCGACCTTAAACACAAAGTGACTAGAAAAATCCCGAAGCCACGTGGTCTCCGACATCCCTTAGTCGTCCAGCTGGATCCGGCGGGGCCGGGGATCTTAAAACTTCGGGAAAAAGGGGCGAGGAAATGGTATTCAATCGGCCTTGAGGAACTCTATGAGCGACTCGTGGCCATCAATCTGAGAGAACAAGGAGATAACAGATGATTAAATTAGGTGAAGTGGTTATTGACAAATTGACAGGTTTCAAAGGTATCGCAATGGGAAGAACAGAATATCTTTATGGGTGCATATCAATCGGTGTTCTTCCTCTCAAGCTCAAAGATAACGGATCGCCTGGCGACTGGGTATGGCTTGATGAACAAAGATTAACGCTTGTAAGCAAAGCAGAATTAGGCGGTCCCCAGGTATTTAACGCACCATCAAAAAATTAGGTTTGCAATTAGAACTTTTTTAAAAGGAGGTGCAATCGGAAGGAAGGGCTAAAAACAAAAACTCAACGGGCAGGAGAGGCAGCCAGGTTGGTTGTCTCTCCCAAAACTAGGGAATAAAAAAGCCCAGCCCCGCTGGCAGGCCAGGCAGAAGACAATTAAAAGATAATTCAAAAAGCAGGTCTTGTCAAGCGGTTGGGCGAAGGAGAAAAAAATAATGGAAAAACAGAAAGACAAACCCCAGGGGAAAAAAACAACTGAAATTATCTCCCATCAGGAAGGTCAAGAAAAGTTGGTCGCCCTCAAAGTGGATTTCGGTTCAATCTATGTCCGGATCAAGGGCGAGCAGATACTTAGACCAATCAAAGCCGAGATGATGTTGTATGAGAAGTTGGGCCACATCTACAAAGTCGCCGACAAATATGCGATCACGGCCTCGGGCTATACGCACCTCAACAAGGTCGCATCCATAAGCATAGTCACGCCTCAAAGGGTGGTCATCGATGGAGTGGCGAAGCCGAACCCGCACATAGAGCGGAACTCCGACACCAAGGCTATCGAGACTGTTAACATCCGTAAAATCGGCATCGGATATTCCCCGGCCGGTAATGTGACGGTCATCGATAAGACCCTCTTCTACAACGTCTATACATATTTCATCCAATCGATCCAGGCCAAAATGAAGAGAAAAAAATGGGATGATAAATCAAAACGTCTGTCCGACGAACCGATGTATCCCAACTGTGCAGTCACGGGGATAGCCGGAGAAAGACCGAAAATTGAGGGATCTTGGGCCTTTTTCCCGACGGCACCCCCGCTCGGGCTCTGGGTGAATTACAAGGATCCGGCGATTCTGGATTGTCTCGAGGAGCACACACAACGCCAGCGATTCGGCGACCGGATTGCCCAGAAGATAGTCGAGAGGAATATCCTCAAGGACCATCCGGCGATCGGCCTCTCGAACGTCTTCCCGAAGGACGGAACCTCCGGGACCTATGCCTTCGTGACAGTATATGGCTATCGTCATGAGTTCGAGGCGCCAAATATCGCCGAGATCCTCGAGCAGGCGGATAAGCGTTCAGACACATTCGAGACGACCGCGGAGGTGATTGACCAGGTGGAGGAGCATGAGGAGAAGGCCGCCATAAATGAGGTAGTGACCGAAGAGGGCGAAGAGAAGCCAAAGCCATTTGGAAATCCAGCCGTCGACAAAGAGCCGCCACCCGAATTTTTCGAGGGAAAGAAGAAATGATCGAGGCCATAGAATCAGAAAAAATCATCAATGGCAACGGAGTCTTAATCGAACAACTTAATGAGATAGCCAGCGAAATTATTAACCGATTCGATTCAAAGAGACAAAACAAAAGAGAACCTTATGATCACTCTGACATGAATTGGGCTTCCGAAATCGGCCATCCTTGCAAGCGATTTTTGGTCTATGCCCGCCTGAATTGGAAAGACCGCCAGCTTATGGATATCGATGGGGAGTATAGGGTCGAGGAAGGCCAACGGTATGAATGGGAGCTCAAAAAGGAACTTGGCGATATAGGATTCGAACTGAACGAGACCCAGCGCACACTCTTGATTCCCGAGTTCAAGATAAAAGGCAAGATTGATGGACTCCTGCCCATAAAAGCAAAACTCGCTGATTACCCAGACCTCAGGCAGGCCCCAAGCGAGCTGAAAAGTATCAGCCCCAATTATTGGGATTCAACCAGGACAATCGAAGACATTAAACGGCACAGGGCCTGGTGGATACGTGGCTATCCAAGCCAGCTTAATGTCTATATCTATGCCTCTGGAAGTCCCTTCGGATTTTTCATTCTAAAGACTTTTGGAAAAAGACCGCGCGTATTGCCTATGCTATTTGATGGGGAGCTTATTCGGGCCGACTTCGCCAAGATCGAAGACGTTAACCGGCACGTGGAGGCTAAAACATATCCTGAGCCTATACCATACGACCCGCAAATTTGTGAAATGTGCGGCTTCTCTCATTTATGTCTGCCCTTGAAGACTACGGATTTTTCTGAGATTCCGAATTCGGAGATTCCTATACTGAACCACTTTTTAGAACTCAAAGATTGGAACAAGCAATATGAAGAACTGAAGTCTATCTTGATAGGAACCAAAGAAAAGCCGGGCCGGTATTATGGCAAAAATGCGATCGTAGGTGATATCGAAATCTTGACAACGATTCAGAATCGCACTTTCTATGAAGTTCCGAAGGATGTGAAAGAACCTTATGGCGAAAAGCGGGAAATAATCATCACAAAAATTCAGAGAATAGGAGACTGAAATGAATGAAAATTTAGAGACGCGTATAGTGAAATTGCCCGATGAGGCCAATATGATTCAGATTTTAGATCAAGGCGGCCTCATCAAAGCCAACGATTTTCTGCTCGGAATAAAAGGCTTGAAAAAACAAATAGACGAAATATGGGATCCGGTTATCGAAGCGGCTTATAAATCCCACCGGGAGGCATTAAGTCAGAAACAAAAATTTACAAACCCTTTGCTCTTTGCCGAACAGATCGTGAAGAAGCGGATCTCATCCTATTTAGCAGAACAGGAAAGGCTTCGCCGCGAGGCAGAGGAGGCAAATCGCAAACTGGAAGAGGAAAGATGTCGACTAGAGGAAGAGGCACTCAAAAAAGCCCAGGAGGCAGAGGAGAAAGCTCGCCAGGCGGAGTTCGAGGCTGCCGCATCGTTTGACTCATCTGAAAAAAAGGCAAAAGCCGAGGAGGAGGCTAAAAAGGCGAAAAAGGAGGCGGACAAGATAATCGAAGCAGCAGCCGAAAAGGAGAAACAATTTGTACCACGGCTGGTCGTCGAAGTCCCGAAAACCAGCGGCCTGACAGCACGGGAGGATTGGAAATTTGAAATCGTGGATTTTGGATCTTTCCTTTCAGCCATCATTTCAGGAACAGTTCCTTTGCAGGCAATAAAAACTGACGATGTTTTTATAGGCAAAATGGTTCGGACGATGAAAAACGAGCTCAACTGGCCAGGAGTTCGAGTTTATTCTGAAAAAAACATTTCCGTCAGGTTGAGCTGATATGAGGTAAGGAGGAATAAATGGAAAGTAAAATTCTCGAAGTTATTGACAACCAACGAATAAGACTAACGGAAATTGCTATGAAGGTGCAGGAGATTGTCACGGCCGAGATTCGGAGGTTGGACGAATTCAAGATCAGCTTGATGAAGACGGACAACAATCGGCCGAAGGTGACCATCGACGTCACTGAACCCATAGACCAAGATATAATTCTAAATGGGAGAAAACATGCCTGAAAACAAAGCTTACATTTGGTGTGATAAGTGCCAGGCTTACATGGAACACGACATTTCTGATTATGGCCGATACTGGATTTGTCAGCAATGCGGAACTTGTTGGCTGATACGGGACGGGAAGCCGCCACTGGAAGTTATCGCACTTCGACATGGCGGACCGGAAAGGCATATCGGCTAATGAGGATACTGGGAAAGAGACCATGATTGCGCAGCCAATCGGAGAGAGCGGCTTTTTCTCATCGTTCCATTTACAAACCCTCCTTTTTTTTTGCCGCTTCTCTCCCTCTTTCCCCCATTTTTGAAAGGAGGATTGAATGACCAAACTAAAGCGAAATATTAAGCGTGAAATCGAGCTTCCCAAGATGAGGCGGCCCCTTGTTATCTCAATGGATTTAGAGGGTCAAAAGCTCGTCTTGTATGAAAAAGGCAGCAGGCGGAAGTATTCAATTAGGCTTCTGGCTTTATATAGTCTTTTGGTATTCAGGGACATGAAAGACGAGGATAAATGAAAGACCGCAAGACAAATCCCTGGTTTCCATTTTGGATTGACAAATGGCTTTTTGGTTCTACAAGAATTGAATTGCAACCAGATGAACGAGGAGTTTTTGTTGACCTTATGTCTCTCTCAAAAAAAGATGATGGTTTTATTCGTGCGAATGAAGGTGTGCCTTATCTTGAAAGTCAACTTTGCGGCTTGCTGAATATTACACCAGAGCTCCTGAAAAGAACATTAGAGAAATGCCTAAAATTCAAGAAAGTTAAGAAATTAGATGATGGCACACTTTACATGACCAGCCATGATAATTATAAGCTTAGTCAAAGACATCAAGATAGACTCTCTGGTGATCCACTTATTACAAATGAGGTTATATTACAAGAAAAAATCTGCGATGATTTAACCAAATTAAATATTCCTTATGAAAAACAAAAAATAACAAATTCTGGTCGTATTGATATTTTTATTTCTTTGAATCCTCCTAAAATCATAGAAGTAAAAAGTGATTCTTCGGCAGATAAAATCAGGATCGCAATTGGACAATTATTGATATATAAAAAAGATTTTCCTTCGGCGGAACTTTATATTGCCACACCCGAGAAAATGCACACAAAAATTCTTAGAAAATTGGAATATTATGGTATTAAAGAATGGTCATGTCCGGATTCCCGACATGATGGCCGGGAAGCGGACGCCTATATATATAGAGAGAGAATAAAAGAGAATAAAATAAAAGAAAAAGAGAATACTGAAAAAAATAACTTTGATTCTCTCTTTGAAGAATTCTGGAAAGTTTATCCAAAAAAAGTAGCAAAAGATTATGCCAAAGAAAAATTCATGATTCTAGCAAGGCAAGATAAGATACCTGAGCTTATCAAGGCAATGAATGGATACCTGGATTTTTTGAAACATAGGAGAATTAAGGACAATTTTGAACAAGAGCCGATGAATCCAGCCACGTTTTTGATGAAAAACAGATGGAAGGATTACATTGATTTCAAATATATGCCACCTTTATGAGGAGGAAAAATGACGAATGGATTTAAGTATCAGAAGGTTTTGCCCCTTGATGAGAATAGCAAAATAATAGACCAATTTGGCTGGCTACCCGTCTCGGTATTTCGTCCAGAAAAGAGGCCTCAATGGGAAAATATCATTTGGGATAGTGGAGATCATGCAGGAACTAAAAGGAGCAAGGATGCTAAATACTTACCAGGTCTTCGCTATAGTCGCTTTCATCCTCATCTTGCAGAGGTTGTTCTCCGGTATTGGTCTCAACCTAACGAGTTGGTTATTGACCCCTTTGCTGGAAGGAGCACACGAGCAATTGTTGCCATATTTTTAGGGCGCAAATATATAGGATATGAGATTGTGCCTGAGACGGCCAAGAGAACCCAACAAAATGCAGATGCCGTTATTTTGGGCAAGGCTGAAATTAGATGCTTAGATGGACGATATTTAGAGGGACTAGCCGACGAGAGCGCAGACTTGGTTTTTACCTGTCCTCCTTACCATCGCCTAGAACGATACAATAGCATGCCGGGTCAACTATCTGATATTAAAGAATATCCAAGTTTTTTAGATGCTATCCAAGAGGCTGCACAAAATATAGCACGAGTGTTACGGAAGCAGCGATTTCTTTGCTGGGTCTGTGCTGATTGGAGAGAGGGAGGGGATTTTCGGCTTTTTCACAAGGATAGTCTCGATATATTTGAGCGAGTTGGCCTAATACCCTGGGATATAGTAATTATTAAAAATGACAGTCCTTTTGCGGCATTGCAGGCAGGCAAAGTGGCTGCCAAACGATATACAAGTAAAATTCACGAATATCTTTTGGTATTTCGCAGATGATGATTTTGGTAAATGTGAAGAAAATTTTGCAGATTGTGTGCCCGCTCATAAGAAGATAGCCACAGAAGATGATATTGACGACTTTTCGGATTATGAAATAGGGGACGAAATATTCTGCCCCGATGAGGAGGAAAAATGAGTCGTGTAACAATTCTATTTAGAATTCCATTTACAATTTACTGGCTTTGCTGGCACAAAGACAGGAAAAAATTTTTATTTGCCACTAAACGTTTTAGTGGAAGGTTTGAGCCCCCTTATTACTGGAACTTTTTTGATTGAGGAGGAAAAATGAGCATCCATTTAATTTTAATCGCAATGGGTCTGGTGGGATTCATTGCCCTATTCATTCTGATAATTGCAATTATGGACAATAGAGAAAATTTTCCGTGGAGGAAGAAATGAATGAGATAAAAGAATTTATGAAGAGGAAAATGAGCGAGGTAAAAGAATTTACAATCAATTCTCCAACTTGCCCGAAATGTGGACATGAAACAAGAAGACAGTATCATTGGCATGGTCAATATCGTGACAATTTAACTGTTTTAGAATTCTTAGATGAGGGAGAATATTTTATCGTGACTTGTCAGGATTGTCATTATCAATTTGCACAGAAAACAAAGGAGGAAAAATGATCTTAAGCAATAAACCACAAACCATTGATGAAAACTCTTGGTATTATGAGGAGAAAAAGGGAATAGAAATCGTGCACGAGATTAAAAATAAAGACGGAAGCTATTTGCGGACAGATTTCATTCTAATTCCCTGGCGGAAACTTAAAGAATCGTTAAGAAGGAAAAGGGTTTATGATTTATCAATTTTAAAGGAGAAGAAATGAAACCCCGAATTGAAGCATATAAAATAGTGGACAAATTTGGAGGGGAATTATACATCCCGTTTTCAATTAGATGGTCACCCTATGAAGATCTAGGTGGATCACATGGGATTGCTATAGGATTTTTGATTTGGAAAATCTGGATCATTTGGAATCCAAAAGAAAAGGAGGAGTGATGAATAATCCAACAGAAAAAGATATTGAGAAGCATTTTGGGTATCAAGCACAATATCAGAAAGTAAAGGGCGAACAGGGAATAATCAAGAATACTTGTAAAGAATGCGGCCAGGAATTTGAGGTTTTATTTTATGAGGGCGAAACAGAAGAGAAGGCTAAAAAAGATTACTGCCTTTTTTGTATATTTGGAATTAAAAGAATCAAGAATAAGAATTTAGAAACTAGCGATGAAAAAAAACAAAAGGTGAGCGCCGATGAGTGAGCCAACTAAAGAGGAAATGTTACTGTTTTTGAATTCTGTAACAGCACGGTGGGGCGGGATGATCCCGTCTGAGATGAGACTATATGAGGCTATTCGCCGCCTAATCAAGCAGAGGCCGAAAAAGAACAGGGCTTTTGTGGAAAGATGGGTAGATGAACTAGCTATTCATTTTTTAGGTGGAAATGCAGACGAGTTGAGTAAAGAATTTTGCTTTGAACACCTCAAGGCCATGCTTCTTATGGCGGGCGTAGAGGTGAGCGATGAGTAAAACAAAAGAGGAAATGCTAAATGAATATCGCAGCATATTACTGGATTATGCTGTCTGGAAGCAGAATTATGAATCCTGGATAAAATTAGAATTTGCGGATTTTGCCTTTCGAGTTAGATGTGTTTTGGCAGCAGAGAGACTCAAGGAGAGAATAGGTAAGGTGGTGAGTCATATTCGGGAATTATATGGCTGGAGGAAAAGTGGCGAGGAGGAAAAATGAAAAAGCTCTTTAAATTTTTTCTCTACACAATTATCGCCATTCTCTGGTTCTATTTCCTTCTCTTTGTGTTTGCTTTTCTCAAGGATACCAGAAAGGATGGCTGGGTCGGCGATTCGGATTTGATAGTCGTCCAAGACATTCCAAGTCCACCAAGGTTGGCGGACAGGCCTAGAACAGGTATCAAAATACAGGAGGAAAAATGAAACCATTAAAATCTAAAAGATTAGAAGACGAGATCATCTTGAGCTTCTCGCAAATCACGGCGATCAAGTTGGCAACCCAGAGGATGTTTGATTCAATAAACAGAGCTCAGGCCGCCAAGGCCGAGCAGCAAAGCATTGTGGATGAAGTGGCGCTTGAAGCTGGCGTGGCCAGGGAAGAACTCTCACAATGGCAACTTAACCAGGACGGGACGAAATTCATAAGAGTCAAGGAACCGGAAAGCCCGCTGACAAAAAAGGAAGAAAAAAAATGAATAATGAAGATGAAACAAAATTAAAAAATCTAATCATTCGTCATGAAGGATTCAGAACCCATATATATCTTGATTCTGTCGGCAAGCTGACAATAGGCGTCGGCCATAACTTGACTGACCTCGGCCTCACCTCGTCTCAAGTAAATCTGATATTTGAAGATGATCTCCAAAGGGCGATTGATGATGTGGAATCAATATTCCCAGGGTTTAAGGAATTTTCTGAAGCCAGACGTGCGGCCCTAATAGATATGATTTTCAACCTGGGAAAAACCAGATTTCTGGAGTTTAAAAAAATGATTGAGGCCATAAAAAACGAGGACTGGAGAAAAGCTTCTAACGAGATGCTGGATAGCGCCTGGGCAACGCAGGTTCCATTAAGAGTGGCTGAACTTGCAAGGATGGTGAAATTCGGCACCTGGGATAACGAAAAATAAGCTGAACTTGCAATGAATAAAAACAGAAGAAGAGGAAAAGATTTAGAAAGATTTTTAGCAAAAGATTTAAATGGCAGACGAATTGGGATTCTAGGACATGAAGATATAATCACCGAACGATTTTCAATCGAAGCCAAAGAAAGAAAAGAGCATCCAACTTTTTTAAAAAAAGCAATAGCGCAAGCAATTCGAAATAGCCGAGAAGAAAAAATCCCGGTTTTTATTCTGCATAGACTATATGATGAACATGAAAATGACCTGGTTATTATGCAGTATGCGGATTGGAAAAAATTATTTGCGAATAAAAAATCTTAGAAAGGAGGTGAAATAAATGCAAATACAACCTGAAATCATAACTGCGATTTTAGCTCTTTTCGGAATCGGTGTGATCGGGATTATTCAGACTCTCAAACGGCTTCTCAAACTCGATGGCACAGGTGCTATCGTTTTGACGTTTATCGTTTCCTTTGTCGCTACAGCAGTCTACCTTATTCAAGCACATACTTTTTCCTTGCTGGCGCTTCTCATTTACGGTCTTTTAGTTTTCGGCGAAGCATCGGGCCTCTACCACGTTTTCAAAAAGAGCGAGTAAAAATTTTCTTTTAGGGAGGAGAGGGTGGGAAATTTTAGGAGAAAATTATGTCTTTAAGGGAGAATTAAAATGAAACCTTGGATAGTTTTTCTTCTTATGTTTGGCTCTTTTTGGCTTGGCTTTTTTACCGCATGTCTTTTGTCGGTAGCTGACAGGGAGAATAGACCATGAGCGATTATATAGCAAGTCCGACGCCATATTCACATCGAGTACGTGGAAAATCTAACTGGGAAGATCGTCATCAAAAAGAAGATTATTCTGTTGAAGGTCAAGTTTTTCTCGAGCGTGGCGACCTGGTTCAGATAATGAAATTTCTATCTAAATTCAATCTTCCATCATGGCGCTTGATTTATTATGGTCTCATGGAAAAATGTAAAAGCTGTGAGAAAAATAGAATTTGTCCTCAACCCGCAAAACCAGGTTATGAACACTGGTGCGAAAAATCGCCAGACTGGGAAGCTCAGATAAGGATGTTAGAGACATGCCTGAAGAAAACATAAAGAAAAAATTAAATCGTGCAATTATGATGGCAGTTCATATTTTGGATAATCCCCCCGGAATCGCCGAGATAACATTTTTGAAAAACTCTCCCTTTCACATTGAGGTAAGCAGAGAAAAAGAAATTCGAAAGATAAGAATTACCTTGGATGAAATTACTGAAGAAGATGAACGGCTTGTTAGAGATTTTAGGCTTCCAACTTCAAATTGCACGAAAGAGATATGGTGTAGAAAAGAAAAAAATGGTTTTATTTGTCATGTCGTCTAATTTCATAAATTAAAAGTTTTGTCAAGAGTAAATACCCCCATATTTATGAGAAATTCCCCCATTTAAAATCCCGCCTTATTTCTGCCTTATAAATCAAACGTCCTAAAATCCCACATTTCCGGGAATGGCAAAATTCCTGTATTAAAATTATCCACGGACAGAAATGAGCTATCGGCCCGCAAAAATCTTTAAGAAAAACAAAAGAGGCGAGATCTGTTTAACGCCAGAATATTATGCCTATCTCAGAAATCTTGTTTCGGTGGATTATGAAGAAAAGAAAAGATGGCAAAATCTGGGCGTAAATTTAACAGTCCCTCGTCAGGGCCGGATTGAATGTCTTGGTGAAACCTATAATTTCATTCTAACGGGCCTAACATGATTGATTTTAATTTAATTCTTCAGACTTTTTTAGAGGCTTTTAAAGTCCTGAAAAAAGACAAAATATCGGAGCTTGAAAAGCTCTGGAAGGAAAAATATGAACAGGAATTACTTGCAGCATTGGAAAGTGGCGATAGCCTTACTCTTAATCGCCTTCTTTCTGAGCTGCGGAATCTTTAGGCCGAAACCAAAAGAAGTTTTTGTTCCGATTGAAATGTTAGTAGTGGGTCGTCTTCCGAACGGAAATTGGGAAGTTCGAGAAGGCCTTGTTTATTCTTATGCGAAAGCGCTTAAACAAATAAAATATCTCGAGCTTCGGCTTGAGGAATGTGAGAGGAAAAAAGATTAATGATGAAATGGGATAAGGCAAAGATTGATACTTTGCGTCAACTCGCAGAATCGGGTATGTCTTATCAGAATGTTGCCAAAAAAATGGGACTACGATTTAAGCAGGTAGAGTCTGCGGCTATACGTTATAAAATTAGAAAATCAACCTGGAGCTGGAATGAAGAACGCAGAAAAGATATTTTGGAACTGCGAATTCGGGGCAAAACTTATGTCGAAATATCAAGAGAATTATCCCAAAAGTATAATCGGAAAATCAGTGCCGAAGCGATAAGAAAAATTGCCCTATCATATGGAATTTCAGACCAATTGCTTAATAATCCAGATGACATTAAGTTATACGATTCGCCTGTATTGCCAATGGACGATTATATGATTTCTTGCGATTATCATTCGCCTTATTATAGCGAGCTTTGGACAAATCGCTATCTGGCCATGGCGCAAAAATACGGGGTCAAAAAGCAAGTAATTGTAGGTGACCTTTTTGACATGGATTTTGCCAAAAGGCATCCAATTACAGATGGTGAGGAGAAATCTTCTATTGAAGAGGAAGAAAAGCAGGGTGACCCACTGATCCAGGCTCTTTCCTGGTTTGATGAGACCTGGCTGGTATGTGGAAATCATGAAACGAGAATAAGTCGAATTACAGAAGCAAGAGTTCAATTCAGTCAACTTGTTAGCTATTTCTGCAAAGATTTGATTCAAAAGAAATTTAATTTTACGGTTTTTGATAAAGTTCAAATTGGAGAGAAATTTCTTCTTGTCCACCCCAAAAGTTATAGCCAGATCTCTGGAGCTACCGCTGTTCGCCTGGCCGAAAAATACAACAAACACATCTTTGCTGCACATGGCCATTTCTGTGCTTTTCGCTGGGACAGGTCGGGAAAATATATGGCAATGGATATTGGCGGGATATTTGACCAAAGAAAGATCGCTTATGCAAACCTATCGACGACAACTCATCCAAACTGGAATCCGGGCTTTTCAATGATTTACCAGGGATTTCCTTATCTTTTTCACGAAGGAACTGATTTTTCATTCTGGCTTGAAAGGTAAACTATCATGAGGGTTCTTAGAAGCTCAATAAAAATGAGAAACGACAGGATCGTGGTAGTTGAACAGGCAATCGTAAAACTTGAAGCATTGACAAATGAGAAGATTGGAAACATAAACAAAGAAATG